AGGACATATCAACAACCTGATAAGACTCTCAATCAACGTGTGATTGACTCGCTGGATGGGTATCCTTCTCAGCAGTCTAACTTTCCTGAAGGTGTCATCACTTCACGTCCTGATCTCCATAAGGTAGAAGAGGGTCCTATCACAGAGTTGAGGCAATTTTTCTGGGACTGTCTAGCAGAGTATAGGTATGCCTACAAACTCTACTGTGATGCCCTAGAGATCTCCTCTATGTGGTTTAACTATGCACCTGCTGGGAGTGGGTTTGGACACCCTTTACACAGGCATCCAATGTCTTATATAAGTGCTGTCTACTACCTCACTCCTGGTGCTCCTACCTTCTTTGACGATCCTGTTACACCTCGCACATATGACACACTAGATGTCTTCCAATATGATAAGATGGAGAGTGAATGGGGCATCAATGAAAAGGTTGATGCCGAGGAGAATAAACTGCTCATCTTTCCCTCCTGGTTGCGACACTACTCAGGTCGTCAACTAGATGATTATGACCGTTGGACTATCGCACTCAACGTATTCCCATGTGGTAAGGTGAATGTTGGTCCATTTGAAATGCCACAACTACACGTCTCTATACAATGAAGTATTATAAAACACCCCTCAGATATCCTGGTGGTAAATCAAGGGTAGCAAAGATGTTGCTTGAGAAATTCCCAAGTGAGATCAAAGAATTCCGTGAGCCCTTCGTGGGTGGTGGGAGTGTGGCACTGCTATTCTCCCAGAAGTATCCTGACATTCCTGTATGGATTAATGATAAGTATGAATACCTCTACAGTTTTTGGAAGATGCTCCAAGAGCGTGGCGATGAGTTATCGGATACTCTCTATAATATCAAAGTCGAAAACAGTACAGAAGAAAAAGCGAAGGAGTTATTCATATCTGCTAAAACAGAGATATCCAACGCAGATCAATTTCGCCAAGCTGTGCTCTTTTGGATTCTTAATAAGTGTAGTTATAGCGGGTTGACTGAAAACTCTTCCTTCTCTAAGACTGCATCTAATCAAAACTTCACCACCCGTGGTGCTCATCACCTGAAGAATATCTCTGAGATTATTCAGCACTGGCACATTAGCAACCACGACTATGAGTTTGTAATGAATCGGGAGATGGTGAATAGTAAAGATGTATTCATTTTCCTAGATCCTCCCTACAAGATCAACACATATCTCTACGGCACTAACGCAGAGATGCATAAGAATTTTAATCACATTAAGTTTGTAGAAGACTGTAAGGTATGTCCTCACAACTGGTTGGTTACATACAACGTTGATGATGAGTTGAAAGAAGCATACAAGGACTTCAATCAAGAAGAGTTTCGTATCACCTATGGTATGAAGCACAGAGTAGATAATAAACTCAAGACCGAATTGTTAGTTACTAACTTCACCGAATCCACTCCTCTGGCATCTCTTTATGAAACAGTATGACATTCCTCTCAAAGATTATCTCAACAGTATCAATCTAAAGCAAGGGGATCTCTCAGAGGATCCTGTTGCCATGAAAAAGTATCCAGCATTTGTTATCAACAAGTGTATGATGCATCACGTTGATACGTTGATGCACGCTAATGAGATGAATGCATGTCAAAATTTAGACAGCGACTTACAATATTCCTATTACCTATATAGTGTTAGGAAATCCAAGAGATTCTCCCCATGGGACAAGAAGATAAAGGACGGTGATCTTGACCTAGTTAAACGATACTATGGTTATAACACTGAGAAAGCACAAGCGGCGTTAAAGATTCTAACCCAGGACCAATTACAAATTATTGCATCTAAATTGAATACTGGAGGTAAGAAATGAGCGATGAGATCCAATGGTCTCAAGACATGATGTTGGAAGTGACGCTTAAAGAACCCGACGATTTTCTCAAGGTAAGAGAAACCCTCACCCGTATTGGTGTTGCGTCTAGGAAAGAGCGCAAATTGTATCAGTCTTGTCACATTCTCCACAAACGTGGTAAGTATTACGTCGTACACTTTAAAGAGTTGTTTGCGTTGGATGGTAAACCAACAAACATCACTACGAATGATATCGAGCGTAGAAATCGCATTGCAAAACTGTTGTCGGACTGGGGTCTGATTGACATTGCTCGCGAGGAAGAGGGATTAAACCTTGCTCCCCTTAACCAAATTAAAGTTTTGTCCTTTAAGGATAAAGGTGAATGGACTTTAGAGTCTAAATATAATATTGGAAAGAAAAAACAACCCACAGAGGTATAACTCAACATGGCAGATACATTTGACTCTGCTGATGGTGAGAAGGATAATAATGAAGATAAGAGTGAAGTACTTGGTAATTTGGTGAAAGTTACGGTCCTTATTTGGTCCGCATCCCTACTCACATTTAGCTACGTCCGACTTCCTAACGGACAAAAAATCTTAGATTTCGATCCTACCTTTATAGCTTCGGTCTTCAGCGGCTCGCTCGCTGCCTTTGGCCTTAGTCCAGCGAAGAGTGGTGGTAGTGCTCCAAAGAAAGCCCCGTCAATCGGTAAACACGAGGAAAACAACAATGCAAAAGTTAATTAATGCTATGGCAGTCCTTTCGTTTCTTGGGACTGCATCCATCGTTGGTGGTGGCACCTATTTGTATGTACAGAAAGATGCAATTGCCGCACAACTAATGGGCAAGGTTGCTGCAGCAGCAACAGAAGCAATCGCTTCTGGTCTACCTAGTCTTGTAGAAGGATCCATGCCAGAGTTGCCTAAGGCAACTGGAGGTGCATCTATACCAGCTGGTAGACTACCAGGTCTGCCATGAATAATAAACTAAAGATAGCAGCAGGTGCGGTTGGCGGTCTATTCGCTGTCGCACATATAGGTTTACTTGGTTATGTAATCCATAGGCCGGAGCAACCTAAGGTAACTCAGGTCCCTACCATTAATATTCCACGAGGCACTCCATACTCTTCATATAAAATTGAGGCAGGTAAGGATGGATACACTATTGAATACAAGGCAAATGATCCTGCTATTCTTGAGTCACAAAGATCATTAGATTTAGACAAATCTAGTAGTGGTTTCTTTGGTGGTAACAGAAATGAAGTTAGATCAGAGCATCGTAGTGATCAATTCACTATGGAAGGCACCCGAAATATGGGAGGTGAAATAGGTGAATCGGGAAAGATCGGGGGTGTAAGCGCCGAGTGCATAGCGGCGGACGCTGGCGCACGGTCTCAAGGTGCAATGGCAGGCACAGCAATTAGTGCTGGCATCATCGTCCCTGCTGTTTCTAGCATCCCCTATGTTGGATGGTTAGCAGGTGGTTGGGCACTGCTTCTAGGACAGAAAGCAGGGTCTGAGCTAGGGTCTCAAGTTGGGACAGTATTTAATGATTGTTAATGGAAATCAGGGATATCCAATTAAATGATATAAACATCGGGAATCTTCGTATTCCCGAAGTTCGTGATTGGATTGTAAATCCTCCAACGGCAATCCCACCTAGCGTCCCTATCACGGAGCAAGTAGGTGTACCTATTGTAGATGTGCCTGGATGTGTAGAGGCACACGAATCAAATAATAATTCTAATACTGTCGGTGTAGATGATGAGAATGGAGTGGTAACATACTGCGATGCTGGTATGCCAAACTTCAATCCTCTTGACTACGATACTAATAAGATGGACTTTGAGTATGACACTCCAGTCCCACCTATATCTCCTAAAGAGCAACCAGATCATGACACACCAGAGATCCCTAAGGACACGAGTGTAAGCACCGCTAAGGTGGACTGTCCTACACAAGCGCAAGCATTAAAAGAACCAGTTGGACACATCAAGGGTGACAAGAAGGTCACTGGGTATCAACTGGTTGGTAAGGAATGTATTCAGGTAACAGATAAACTATCCATTCCTGATCAGGTTGTAGGTAATCTCCCTAGTGCTGGTGCTGTTACGGCGACTGCATCGATTGCTGTCGTTGCAACGACTGCTGCACTGCTTTCAAAACCGCTTGCTGATCTAATTTTGAAAGCGGTGAAGCCGACTGTGAAGAAGGTAATGAAGAAGATTGCTGCGATTCGTGGGAAGACTCCTCCGGTTGAGTCATCAAAGGAGCGCCAAGGTCAGCAGCGTCAGAGGAATAAGGCAATTCGGATTTTGAAGGGGCGGGAATAGTGTGAGTGTGATTCTTTAATATATTTACATTAGCAACCTGCACATCTGCACAGATAGAAGCATACTTTGTACCAGGTGCAAAGCGAATACCTTCCTTCAATAAATTTCCACAATTTTTTAGTCTAGCGATCTCAAAGTCGAGACGCTTATTAGCAGTTAGTTGCTGCATCATTTGGATGTTAGCAGCAGCTGCTTGTTTACATTGGTCCTGTAGTGTCTTATCTAATGGTTTAGACCATGTAGCAGAGAACCCCACACCAACACTATAGTTATCTTTCTGTCCAGTCCTAGTAGGGACATGGTAGAGAATGTCACCAGGATTGTCTAATACACCATCTTCATTTATGTCTCGCATGTCATACACAGGATCCTGATAGTATGGCTCATATGGTTTAGATGTTGATGCTGTGCCTGTCACATAGGGTGTGAAGTTTAACGTTGGTCCTTGACATTGGATACCGTTACCGTAGGTGTTGGTAATGTATGGTCCTTGTAAAACTTGGATAGCTTGGTTTGTGACAGAGCCAGAACTATTAGCAATAGGGCTAGCAGTAGCGGATACACCGCCAATAGTTTCAGCAAAAACCTGACAGGGGGTAGATATTGTCGCTGCAAGTGCTATTACTGAGTAAAAATACTTGTTGTATCGCTGACGCTTGTAACGTCTGTCACTCTTTGAATGATGGTCTGCTGAGTCAATCCTGGTCCGCTTAGTGTTTCTGTGAACTGAAACGCTGCGCCAGGTATTGTCTGAGTAAAGGCCGGTTTGTTTGTCGGCGTTGTCCATGAAGAAGTCACTCCATCAATAGTTACATTGTTTGATCCTGTACCAGGATTCAGGTTACCTGAAGCGGTAACTCCTGATCCAGTAACGGAATATTGATATCCCGTGTTGTAGTCCATACTGTTTATGGTCTCAGTTACCTTACTGGTTGTTTCTGTGTGGCTGGTCATTGATCCCTGAGTGAAATTTGGGACTACGGGGACTGCCTTTGCAACAGCCCCATGTAAAGCACCAAGAATTAATCCGAGACCGATTGCTTCTTGTAATCTAGTCATATTTATTCTCAGTCAATGACAGTGATTTCAGACACAAATTGTCCCGTCGCAGATGTGCCAGCCCCACCAGCCGTCACCGTAAGGGCACCACTGGTCAAGACAGTACCTGCAAGGGTGTC